TCTTTTCGTCTTCCTCTAATCCTGGAAAACTATTGAGAAGAGAAACGAGTGCATCAGTTACAGCTTCGTAACCGTCTACATCGTACTTGACCGGTTTCTTACTTTCCTCCGGCACGTTTCTTCACTCCTTTCGCCCAAGACTTCACATATTGTTCCTTTGCAGCATCAAACCAATGGTCTGTTGCGCGTGGATGCGCTGTCTTGTCAAACACAAGGTCTCTGTCTGTGACCACTTTCTTCGCTCCGGCTCTTGCCCACGGTGAGCCTGTGACAGGATCTACCATAACTTTTCCTTCGTAGAGGAATCTTCCGTAAGGTGGAGCACCGGCAATCACTTGACCGCTTCCTTGCATGGACCTGCTCATAATCGCAGACACGTTTCTCATGTTACCGTCACGAAACGGCATATACTTTTCCATGTCAGTGAACACTCGACCATCTAGCCAGTTCTGTGCTTCCTGGAACTGCTTTTCAAATCGGTTCAAGCTGACATTTACTTTGATATCACCTTTTACGATTGAGAAGCTAGGAAAATGAAATATCTTGCTTGCCATATTACTTTCCTCCAATCTCAAAATGAGGGATCAGTGTGTAAGAACCTACGCTTGTGATCAGAAAGACATTATCCATCTTCTTATTCAGATAATCGTAGAATCCTTTGTTCGTGCGTGACGTATAGTCTTCATCGGCAATTACCGTTTCCGGATATTCGCCTTCCATGAAGATGTCACCTGTCGAGAATGTGATTGAACCCTCTTTGTTTTCCGCAGTTTTCCACACTTTCGGAGTGAGATAGGAAAGATTGCATACCACCCTTTCTCCCTCACGTACCTTAAACGGTACATGAAGATTAGCTGTATCAGCCGTATCCAAGCCAGTTTTGGCAATGTTGGCTGCCTTGTCCGTTATAAGTGTGACTCCAGATATAACATGAGGATACCAATATATGGCATCATTCTTGTCAGTGTATTTGTTGAATACAGTCACAGTCTTGTCATACATCGGTATCCCCTCCTAATAGAATTCTTTTCCACATTCTTTGCACTTCCACACATGATGAGTCTTGTACTCATGGTCTCCGACCTCATCAAGGAAAGTTGAAGAATATGTTAATTTTTCATGTCGGCATGTTAACCGCTTAAGCCATCTAAATACCAGCATAGAGTAGGCACACTCCTTTCTTATCCGCAACACCTTGCAGATATTCAGAAGCCACCTGTCTGATCAGCAAAGCTTCCACTTTCTTATCCATTGACGCTCGTGCATAGATGCTGTCTGCTGTTCCGCTAGTCCCAGTGACGAAACTAATGCTTTCAGCACCTGACGTAATGGATGCTACTTGTTTCTTGCTCACAGTACCGTCTTCATGCTTTACCACTCCGACCGTATCCATTGATGCTTTTCTGATTGAGTCAATCTGATGCAGTACTTCTGCGACCGCACAGACAGCCTTTTGAACCTTTGTGTTAGCTCTTTCGTCCTCCGGAAGGCCATCGGCTAATCTGTCAAAAGTGATGCTGTCCACACGTTCGCTTGCTCGCTCTGCATACTTAGGAAACTCTTCCTCTGTCACGGCATCTCCAAAATATTTAGTTGTATAGAACTGATAGTCTGTGTATGCCATGTGAATCTCCTTACTCAGCTTTTTTTCTTGTCTGCTGTTTCTTCTGTGGCTTATCTGCTACTTCTTCATATTTGTTAGGATTGCTCTTCATACTGGCAATACTATCGGCATTGTCAGTAGAAAGATACAATCCTGTCTCTTTGTCCAAGAACTTCATCTTAATTAACCACCAATTTTCTTATTTTTGAAGATAAGATCCGGTGTAACAGATTTTGTTCCGAAGTGGTAGAACAGTTCGATTCCGTAAGCGTTTGACAGTGGAATCTTCTCTGCATTGTAAGGGTCTGACATTACTGGCTGCGCGATTGCACCGTCAACCATTACGAGAGCCTTAACATCTGTTGGAAGATGCACACAAGAGTATGTCTTAACACCGTGGAAAGCGTAGAACTCTTCGTCAGCTGCTCCAACACCAGGAACTGTTACCTTGTCAAGGTATGTTCTGATTTTTCCGTAATAGTCCGGATCCAGTACCATGTGCATCATTGATCTTGGAACTCCGTCCACGTACTCATTCTTTGTTGTCTCACACTGCTGAATCATTTTCTCTGCAATATCTTCAATTGCTGTGATTCCTGTCAGATCTACTTCTGTAGCATCTGTACCAGCTACTTCGAAGAACTTTGTATCAAGCTCTGCTGCCATTCTAAGCGCATGGTTTGCTGTTCTCTTAGCAATAAGTCCTTCAACACCAAGAAGAGAAACATCTTTCTGCTCTACTTCTTCTACGATCTCTCTGTCCTGATCAATCGGAATTGTTACCGGTTTACCTTTAACACCGTCACCCTTTGCAGCTGTTCTAGCTGTTCCGTAGTTCTTCGGTGTTGCGTTTGCAAATCTCTTTGCTTCTACTGTTCCAGCATGAGGATCACCAGAAAGCTCTGTGTTCTTCATTGCTCCGGAAATTGTAAGTTTCTGTACGTTCTCGATAACTTTTCCGTACTCCTCAGCGAGGAACATTTTTCCAGTTGGATCGAGAAGCATGTTTAATGACTGAATTCTTGTATCTGCCATGTTCGTAATCTCCTTTAACTTTTTAAGGTCAACGATTATCTCTGATTGATAACCGTTCTATCGCATGACTACCATACTGCCGGTGGTGTGTACACTGGAGTCTTGCCGTCTCCTCCACCTTTGTTTGTAGGTGTTGTGAAGGTCGGCACTTTCGGAGAATCTGTCGATGCAAATGCATCTTTCTGTGACTCTCTCAGCTCG